CCCCTCAAGTGCCGTAACCTCAGGCCGGCCGCTTGCATCAGGCGCGCTCTCAAGCTTCAAGGTTCCGCTGACCGCTTCAAGATTGGTCTTTGCCCCGGCAAAAGCCGGTTCCGCCGCCAGCGTATTGAGCTGCGCAAAGCTCAGGATCTGCACGCCCTTTGTGCTCACCGTACTGACAGGACCAATGCGGCCCTCGCTGTCTTCAGCCCGCAGCAGGTATGTCCCAGGCTTAAGTGGCACGACCGCAATGGCCTCGCCGCCCGAGACCCGGTCCATCAGCGTGGAGTTCGCCCAGGTGGCGGTCATTTCCTTGCTGTGGCGGATAATGACATTCCCACCAACGCGCACATCCACATCAATGGAGCGCTGCCATTTCAACACGGCCAGACCGCCCGCGGACTGGATCGTCAGCCCCGTTAGCGCAGCAGGAGGCGCCGTCAGGCCCACGATCTCCAAAGCCCCTTCGCGCCAGAACGACGAGACCCCCAGCACCGAGATCGCCTTGATCCGCGCGTCCCATTGGCCTGGCTGGATATCGCGCAACTCCATGACCATGCCAGAGGTGCGCCCCCGATCCAGCCAATCACCGCCATCCCGGCGGGTCTCCACCTGATAAGTGTCGACAAACCCTGAGGCCGCGGGCTCCCAAGCGATCCGTGCCAGGACTTTGACCGCAGAGCCGTCACGCGTCACATAAAGCTCCTCGGTGATCTGCGGCGCACCCGGTGGGACAATGTCAAAGGCCGAGGGCAGCGTTGTGCGCGGGGCGGCTGCATAGATCTGTTCTTCGGAGGCGTCCCAATCATAGATCAGCGGAGAAGTTTCCCGCATGAGAAGTTCCGGTGCCAGACGCGGACCTGATCCAACCTGCGTCAGATCCAGCCGCACGGCTTCAACCTCAAAGGGCTTGCCCTCAGGCCAATCCGCACCGCCAAACCCCCAGCGGTCGTAGCGCACATATGTTGTCTCGCCGGCCGCAACCCGCCAGGCCTTCAGCTTGCACGCAATCTTCAGGCTCATTTGCCGCCGTGCGCGCTCGAGTTCAATCTTCGCTAGCCGCTGCGCCATGGAGGCGGAGATCGTGAAGGGCAGCGAGATATCCCGCCAGACCCGCTCGCCATTGTCCTCGAGCCGGTAGGCCTCACTGGCATAGGCCGGGAAGTCATCAGGCTGCCAGCTGTTTTCAGGGCTGACAAACTGGCCCCGCACCGCATTAAAATTCGACGCCCGGCTTTGTCGCGTGGTCAGGGTCATCCCGCCCTCGCGGACATCATCTGCCGTCAATGTCGTTTCTGGCACGCGGTAGGCCCCCGCGCGCATCCGCCATTGGCCCGCCTGCCAGATGCAGCGGCCTGCCATGGCCGTGAGCATCGCCTCAATAATAGTCTTGGGCGTTTCCGAGAGCGAGACCACGCCATTACAAGTATAGCGCCGCTCGGTCCCGCCTGTGGCCAATGGCACAGTCTCATCGCAGATATTGGCGGCCTCAATCAGGCTGTCCGTCTCGATCCCGTCCGCACCTCCGATGACAGCCCCGATGCCATAGGTTGGATGCGCCATATAATCGGCCACGCAAAGCGCCGCATTGTCGGTGTAACCTTCCGTACCCGTCCTTGGATCAAGGATGTCGGCCTTGCCCTCGAGATCCACAGTGATGTTGGGAATGCCGCTTGGAAACGCATCTGCGTCATAGGTCAGCTTCAAATAGATCGCGGCACAGCCCGCTAATCTATGCGCGGGCGTCCAGAGATCTGGTGCTGCCGCAATGAGCCCAGCAAAGGCGGATTGATCCTCAGTGCCGAGGCGCTTTTCCACGGCGACCTTGCCTGCCCATCGGCCCTGGGCCGCCCCTGTGGCATCAATCGCCTCTTCGCCCTCAAAATAGATGGCGCCGATCGATTTGACGCGGTGCGCCGCCAAGACGACCACCAGGTGCAGGTCTTTGTCCTTCGCTCCTGTGGAATGCAGGAACACAATCACACCGCCCTTGCGCGTGTGGCCGTAGACCATTTCGCGGGGCATCACCGGCTCGCGCACCGTCACCGTGCGGGCCTTCATTTCCATCTGGCCCAAGCTTGGCGTGGGCATCAACGCCTGTGCAGCCGCCGAGAGCAGCATTGACGCCCCGAACTGGGCGGCAAAGCCGACCAGACCCGTCGCTGCAAATGCCGCGGCCACACCGCCTGCCGCAATGGCAGCACCCCCGAGGGCGACAGCACCTAAAACCACTGGGGGCATTATCTACGTCCTCCAGGCGAGACGACAAACAGAGAGCGGCAGGCGCACCAGACCGTCAGGTGCCACAAAAGCAGCCTTGGAGCCGATGACGACGCCAAAGGCTTCAGGGTCACCGCCCAAAATCAGGTCGCCACGTTGTGCGAAGCGTGCATTTTCAAGCGGGTCGCCCAACAAGGCGCGTCCGCCCTCTTCAAGGCTTGTCCAGCCAAGGCGGCGCAACACCAGCCCGCAGCCGACCCCTGTGCGATACCGCCCCCGCCACAGTGCGGCATGATCCGGGCCATCCGTGAGGTCGCGATACAAATCAAAGGCCCACGTCGCGCAGTCGTGCTGGCCCCAGACAAAGGGCTTTGACTGCGCCGCCCTGAGGGCCACAGCAAGGACCTGCTCCCAATGGGGCACGCGGATGGCAACGCGCATAGCAGCAGTAATTGGTCGCGCCATCAGCCACGCCCCCAGGTGATTTCTTGGTCCTGGATGGATGTGACATGCGCAAAGCCGAGATCGCCCGGGAATAGGACTTGCTGGCTTTCATGGGTGTAGCGCCAGTTACGTGGCACACTCAGATCAATGAGCCGGCTTTCATAGCTGATCGTGATCCGGCAGCTCTGCCCGTCCTCTTGCAGTTCCGGCACATCGAGACGGCCCGTAAAAGCCTGCACGGGATCGGCGATGACTATGCGCTCCTCTGTGAGTAGCGCCAGCCAGATGCGTCCCGCTTGCCCCTGGCGCGCCTCATCGATCGCAAGACCCACCAGATCCAGGGGCACGCCTGAGAGCGAGACCGTCGTGCCAGAGGCTACAACGTCAGAGGTTTCCTCGAGTGCGCCAAGTCCAAGAAGCACGCCGACGCCTGTCCAGGTCTTGCCGTCCCAGTCAATCGGACCCGGACCCGTCCAGATCCGCACCATGCCGGACGGGAATTCTCCCTCAAAAAAGATCGCAGGCTGCAGATCAGCGCCGTCGAGTGCAGCGGCCATGCCACTTGTGATATCCCGGCTCATAGCGCCTCGCGTCCAGATAGCGTGAAGCGGTGACGCGCTGCACGTTCTATGCGGGTTGGCACCGCACTCGTGGGGCGCAGCAGCACCTGTGGTCTGCTCACTTCCAGTTGCGTATTGGCCGGCAGTGCGCGGCGAATGGCCGGAAAGAGCGTCAGCGTCGCCAGACCATTGATGTCCGCTGTCACATCAAAGGCGATCTGATGCAGACGCGTGTCGGGCGCGGTGCCGATCGACACAAAGTCTCCAGAAGCCACAGCGGGCAGTCCCGACGGCCAGCCCTGGGTTTGCACGACATTGCCGCCAGTGATGGGTGCCGCCAGCGTGACCGGTTGCGCAAGGGTCTTGGGTTCAATGGAGGGATCGGCAAACAGCAGGAGGCCCCGGCCAGAGCCAAGTGCTGTCAGCGCCGCAGAGACAGACCTTGCCAGCGGTCCGGATTGCGCAGCAAATTCGATGTCGTATTCCCACCATTCACCACCCCAGTCCTGCACCTCTGTCGTCCCGGTAAAGGGCGACTGCGTCTGGCTTGTCGCGGTCACGAGCCGCCGCTCAATGCCGGCCACCCAGGTGCGCGGCAATTCCACAATGATGCTCATGCCATTCGTCCCCGCCGCATGGCATTGCCAACAGCGGCCACGGCAATGCGCTCAAACTCGGGCTGTGCACCGCGCATCACAGCCGCGATCTGCTCGGCCACGCCCATTTGCGCGCCGCGCGCATCAACATTGAGATGAACAGCGACCGGCGTTTGGCCGTTCGCCCCACGCGCAACCTCTGCGCGCGACAACACCCGTTCACCCCGCTGCAGGATGGTAGGCACTTCATCGGGCCGCAATCCGGCCCAGGAGCCAGCCGGCCCCACGGTGCCACCGCCATGCATGCGTGGCGCACCCACAAAAACTGCCGCGGGTACAGACCGCGTATGGCCGGAGATCCCAACCATGCCGCCGGCATGCGAGACCGCTGCAGCCACAGAGCCGCCACCGCCAAAAGCGCCTGAGAGCGCGTTGGCAATGGGTCCGAGCACCGCATTCTTGAATGCCAACACGGCCAAATCCGCAAGGATCGAGCGCACCAGCCCTTTGAAGTCCAGCTTGCCGGTTTCCACAAAGCTGCGGAAGGCGCTTTCGGCGCCAGAGAAGGCACTGGAGAGGGTTTCGCCGAGACCTTTACCCCAGTTCAGGGCATCCGTGGCATAAGAGTTCAGGGCTTCGGAAACGGCACCCCAGCCGGTCACAATCCTTTCGACAACGCCACCACCAGACCCGCTGCCGCCACTAACCGTATCCCCAGCCTCGGCCATGGCCTCCGCCAAGCGGCCCGCAGAGGCCGTGGCGTCATCCAGTGCCGCAGCGCCGTCCTTGCCAGTGCCCGCGACAGCATCGCGGAGTGCCGCCCAGGAGGACAGCGGGGCCTTGGCTCCAGCTGCCAAATCGGAGGCGGCCTGCCGGTAGGTGTTCGCGGTGGCGAGTGCCTCGGCTGCAATCCCATCAAGGCCAAGATCCGGAACGGTGAGCGGGTTGTCCGCGAACGCCCGGCGGAAGGCATCTGCCGCGGCCGTTCCAGCATCCGCTGAGGCCCCCGCAAAGGGGTTGGCAATATCCCCAAGGCTGATCTCTCCGATTTCGCCGAAGGTCGTCTCGATGCCCACAGCCGCCAGCGCATCGCGGATCTTCCCCGTAAAGGCATCAATACGGACGATCGCGCCATTCAGCATCGCCTCAATCCCGTCGAGCATGCGGTTGGCCGCCGCGTATACAAGATCGCCGATCACGGCTGGTAGGCGCGACCAGATTTCCCGGACGGTGAGAAGTGCCCCCTCGAAGGTATTCGCGGTCGTATTGCCGAAGCCAACGACACTCTCGATCGCGCCCGCCATGCCCGT